CACGAGTATCGTAAAGTACCTTGACTACGTCAAAAACGCGGGCATCAATCTGATGTGGAAGCCGCTGCTGCCTTCCGTATTCAATGACGGAAAATCAAACATCGCGTGGCTCGAGGCGACAATGGGCGGCGGCGCGTGTGTAACAAATTATGCAGGAAAGCCGGGCTGGGAAACCTGTTTAGCCGACTTTGATTTTACTGAATCGGTGATTCATGACGCGTGGCGGGCATCAAGGGAAAAGGTTGTAAAAGATCACGACCTTTACGAGCAGGCCTGCTTGCGGTACGCTTGCCTTTGCGAATAAAAAAACGCCATGCTGAAAAACGCTGACTACTTCGGGGCTTATGGGAAACACCTTGCATCCGGCTGCACGCCACGGGAGGCATGGAAAAAGACGGAGCGTGATTTGGCAAGGTTTACAGGCGGGTATAATCGTTACATGACTTACGAGTCTTTTCAGGTGGCCTTTTCGCGATACAGGCGGGGCGAACTAAACAGGCACCTGCTTCTAAAATTAGTAAAGCCTTAGATTTTTTTTGTGTAGTTGGGATTGCAGCCCGTTGACGAAAGTCGGCGGGCTTTTTTTATTTACCGCGCGTTAATTAGAGGGTACGCACTTTTGCAAAAAATATAGTATTGCGGATATTTGGTTACGATATTTCATTTAAACGCACGCCAGCGACCGAAAAGCGCACGGCGGGAGGATTTACTGGCCAAAACTATCTGATAGAGCATGCGCGAATGTCGCCCGTAACCAACACGCGCGCGACGGACAAAAATATTTTGGGGCTTAGCCCTGTTTGGTCTGCAATCCGCTATATTTCTGAAGGCGTGGCTATGTTGCCGCTGGATGTTTACAGGCGAACGCCCGAGGGCAACATTAAGACACCCAACCACCCGCTGCAATACCTTATCGCTGATCGGCCACATCGGTATTACTCAAAGTTTGATTTTTTGTCGGCGCTGATCTCAAATGCGCTTTTGGGTGACGGATACGCGCGTATCCACTTTGACCAGTCCGGCGCGCCTTACGCGCTCGAGGTTTTGCCGCGCGATATTGTTAGTATTGAGTTGACGCAATCCGGGGCGATGCTCTATCATGTGTGGGGCAACCCGGCGCCGGCCACCGTGTTTGGTGGGCTGCAAATTGTCGCGACACTTCAGGACTACGAAGTAATACATATCAAGGGGGTATCGTTCAACGGTATCAAAGGCGAACGCCTTACCCTTACGCACAAAGACGGATTAGGGGCGGCGCTATCGGCGCAAGCCTACACAAAGCAGTTTTTTGAAAACGGCGCGGCCGTTGCCGGGGCTATTATCTTTCCGCAATCGCTCACAAAGGATCAGCGCGACCGTGTGCAAGATAAATTCGCCCGCGACCATTCCGGCTCGGATAATGCGGGCAAAGTGATGGTGCTGGATTCCGGGGTGAAGTACGAGAAAATCAGTATGGGGCCGCAAGAGGCCGCGCTGGTGGACTTCCGAAATTTGAGCGTTGAGGATTGCAGCCGGATATTCAAGATACCGCTGCACATGCTTTCCAGCCTTGACCGTTCGACGTACTCAAACATCGAACAGCAGGAAAATGACTTCTACGCGCATTGCCTGCCAACGTGGACGCAAAAGATAGAACAGGAATTTAATTTCAAACTGTTCACCCGGCTGGAACGCGAAAAGCGCCGAGCGTTCGTGCAATTTGACTATACATTCGTTCGAATGGGTGACAGCCAAAGCACGGCGCAACTGATAGCCTCAACAATTCAGAACGGGATAATGACCCAAAACGAGTGGCGGCAACGATTGAACCTGCCAACGATGGCGGACGGCAACGAACGATATATCCAGCAGAATATGGCACCCGTCGGGATGCTTTCTGAATTGTTAGAGGGCAAAATTGAGCAGTCTGAAGGTGTGGACGTAGAAGAGCCGGACATAGAAGAGCCGGACACAGAAGATCAACCGGCGGCATCGCCACAAATGACCGAAAATGATTGAACGCAGGTATATTAATTCGGATTTTGAAATCCGGGCAAAAGACGGCAAAAAGATGCTTCGCGGGTATGCGCTGAAGTTCGGTGTGCCTTACGACATGGGCTTCTTCACAGAAGAAATAGCGGCGGGCGCACTTGATGAGGCGGATATGTCCGATGTTCGCATCCTGTTCAACCACGACCCTAATTTGATTTTGGGGCGCACAAGTGCGGGAACGGCGCGTATAATGATTGACAAAACCGGGCTTTTTTATGAGGCGGAATTACCCGATTCCCCCAACGGAGAAAACGTGCGGGTGGCATTGGAGCGCGGCGATATTACCCAAAGTTCCTGGGGGTTTCAGTTGGAATATGATTACGAAAACCCGCCAGCAGAATGGACGCGAAAGGACGGGAAAGACTACCGCACAATCACAAAGGTCAAGCGCGTGTTTGACGCATCGCCCGTGACCTTTCCGGCAAACCCGGATACCACGGCGGCGCAACGCTCGCTGGATGAGTACAAAAAGCGTTTGCAAGAATCTGAAATGAAATCTAAACTGGCTGAAATCGACTGCATTTTAGCCTCGTGCCAATAAATTTATCACATTATGAAAAACAAACTCGAAGCGCAGCAAAGCGCAGCGGCAGCCGCACAGCAGATCGAAAATCTGCGGGCTAAAGCCGAATCCGGGCAATGGGGCGAGGCCGACCAAGCAGCCCTTGAAGCCGCAAAATCTCAACTCAAAACCAGTCAAGAGGCCGAACGCCGCTTTGCCGAATTTGAGGCGCTGGAACTGGCTACCAGCACCTACAAGGCCGGACAGGAGCAGCGGACGGAAACCGCCACATCTGCAAGCCCGATGACCGTAAACATCATGAAAAGCGAAAACCGGGGCGACAGCGAAGAGCGCATGGCGCAACGCTTCAGCCTGTTCGACGCCGTGCGCGACGCCGCATATGGCAAAAACCTGACAGGCCTTTCTGCTGAAATTGACCAGCAGGGCAAAATGGAAGCGCGCAAAGCCGGGATCACCGACTACGGCACGGGCTCAATCACCCTGCCTGCCTTCATGGTGGCCAACCAGCGCACGATCGAAAAGCGCGACATGCTCGCAGGTACTACCACGGCTGGCGGGTTTACCGTTCAGACCGAGGTTGGTGAACTGATCCCGTTTCTTGACCCGCGTTTGACGGTTCGCCAGCTGGGCGCTACCTACCTGACCGGGCTTACGGGAAACGTGGACTTCCCGCGCAACGATGCCGCCGCTGCTGTTGGCCGCAAGACGGAGGTAGCAACCGCCGACGAAACAAGCCCGACGTTCGACCAAGTGCAGTTGCGCCCGGTTCGTTATACGGCCTTTGTGGACGTTTCGAAGCAGGTTATTCTTCAGTCGAACATTGACATGGAGAACTTTGTGCGCAACCGCCTGAACGAAGCCCTGTTCCGCAAACTTGAAGAAGAGTGCTTTACCAACTCGGACAACACGGGTATCTTCAATTTGGCCGGGGTAAACGACATCACGATCGGCACCAACGGCGGCGACCTGACATGGGAACTTGTCGTGAAGTTCGAGAGCGAAGTGGCGGCCGATAACGCCGACATGGGACGCCTCGGCTACCTGTTCACGCCGCAAGTGGCTGGCAAATTGAAAACCACCAAGCGCGACGTGGCTGGCAACGGCTTCATCTGGGAAGGGCCGAACATGAACGCAAGCGTGAACGGCTACCAAGCCTACGCATCCAATCTGCTTCCGAAAAACCTGTCAAAAGGTGGATTCACCAGCGTCCTGCACGGTGGTGTGTTCGGCAACTGGGCGGACTTGCTGATCGGCCAATTCGGTGGCGTGGACATCCTTATTAACCCTTACACGAAGGGCAAAGAGGCTACAGTGGAGGTCATTGTTAACGCATGGTTCGACCACGCAATCCGCCAAGCCGCTTCTTTCTGTAAGTGCGATGAATTGTATCCGTCCTAATGCCACTTGTCAGATTTAAAAAATCTGGCGTGGCTTATGGATACGCCTACAATTTCGGAGAAGTTGGAGTTGTTCAGGATTCTCATAAGCAAAGGTTGGTTGACGCCGGGATCGTCGAATTGATAGCCGACGACCCGGCGCAACCCAGCCAATACGAAACACCGGAAAAGTTAACGCCTAAAATCGAAAAGCGTGACGTGGGAAGTAGTAAGCGGACCAAGCGATGAGCCGATAACCTTATCCGAGGCTAAGGCATGGCTAAAGGTGGACGATAGCGCCGAGGACGCGCTGATCGAAAGCCTAATCAGTGCGGCGCGACGCAAGGCCGAACAATACACCGGACAATTACTACTTACCCAGACGGTGCGCGAATATTTTGACGGATTCCCGCCGTATCAGATCGAACTTTCTTTTCCGGCGAACAGTATAAGCGCCGTAAAGTACAAAGACGAAACCGGAACAGAACAAACCGTTTCTTCGGCGGATTATTCGGCGGACATTGTAAGTAAAGCGCCGCGTATTTGGATTAACCCGGACAAAGCATGGCCTACAACAGGAAGTTACCCGAACGCTGTTTCGATCGAATATTCTACCGGATACGCGACGGCTTCAAACGTGCCGGATACGTTCAAAACGGCTATTTGCCTGCTACTGGCATTCTTGTACGAAAATCGCGAGGATATGCCAATTTCAGGCAGCAACGATCCGCGCGTCCGTTCGTTTAATTTAATTCTGCACAATGAAAAAACGATGACTTGATGGATAACCTTAGCGGAAAGAAAACACGCATCGGCCATCTTGAT